TTGACTTTACGGAAGAATTTCTTATTGCTGTTATCTTTCTTCTCTTGTTTTTTAATTGACTTTTGAGCAGCCATAAGCGCAAGACCAGAACTAATACTAAGGTCAAACTTGGTACGGTCATCTATTTTAAAGTTAATCCAGTCTTCCAAGGTATTGTCAAAGTACATACTTCCGTAATTACCCTCTTCATTTAATCCTACATGCTCGTGTATGTATGCCTCTATAGACTGGGCGTGAGCTTGAATAATGTCTTGAGAGTTGGAAGGTATACCCTTTGTTTTTGTAGCGCTACGTGAGCCGCCACCTAGGTGTGCCGGTCTATCCATGAGGTATCCATCGTAACCTCTATTCTCAAAGTACCTAGCAATACCGTACTTGTTGTTTTCTATGAGAATCATATAACCATAAAAAACAGCAGCCATAAGAACATCCTCGTAAAATATCCTAGCTAATGGAGGGCGTGAAGCGTATTCCAAAACAAACATATTTGAGGGATGCTCAATGTTTACTTTATTATAGAGATGAAGCGCACCTTTAGATCCTCTACCATCAACAGTAGCATCAAGGTCATAGCTATCCACACCACCTACACCTAACCATGAGTTTCCTGGAGTTTTCTTTCCGTAGGCTAATAAAATGTTATTACGTATATCTTCAGGCGGCATCCATGACACTCTAAACCTGCCGTTAGCATCGGGTCTAAATATCACTTTAGTATCTTGAACTCCGTTCTCCCAAACAAAGTTTCCTCTAACCACAGGGTTAGGATACATATCCATATTGTTTTCTAACTGCTCGTATATCTTAGCTATGTTAAATGTAGATGCTTTAGTGGAGTCACGGAATGCTTCATCCATAGTAAAGGGAAACTGACGTATAACCTCGTTAAGATCGTAGCTGTCATTTGATAATGCCTTACGCTCATTCTTTAAGAACGTCTTAGCACCTATCTCAATCATTTCGTTGTCTACACCTAGTATAGGCTCTTCTGGATCTTCAATAACGGGATTTCCGTATCTATCAAAAAACCCTTCTAGGGCTTCGTAGGACGGTATGAATATCTTGTATAAACCGGTCTTTGTTCTGCCGTTAGCATTGCGCTCTGTAGGGTCTGAGTTGTATACGAGTTTTTTAAAATTCCTACCACCTTTATCTAAAGGGTTTACAGTAGAGCCTACCATTGCCTTACCTATAATCTTACGACCCACAAGCAAACAGGTTCTATGTACTCGCCATATCTCAGTAATATCTTCGGGCCTTTCTATCTTACCAGCCTCATCAAGAAACAGATAGTGTAACTTCTCACCATCATAAGCATTTGATGTAGTGTTCTTCCAATTGATGATCGTATCTAAAGCCTCGCCTCTGCTTGCTGTTTTATTGTTTTTGGTAATACGCTTTGATGGTTCTCGGAACGCAAGCTCTTGACGAGGGTTAGTTGTACCATCTTGAATGGGTTTAAAGAAAAATGGATAGTTCCGGTATATTGGCATTATCTTCTTCATAAAAACATTTTCCTGGGCATCCTTACCTGTCTTAGATACAATACCGAGTAGCTTGTCTTTAACCTGGGTTCCTTCATCTGATAGATTGCCCGAACACATCTGCGTATACCCCGAACGTCTACACTTTACATAAACCTGCCCCATGGACCGTGGGTCATGCTCACAAGCAACAAAATGTCGTGACAGCCGATTCTGAAACTCTAGGTAGCTAGGATATCCAATATCAATCTTAGACCATTGCAAGAACATGTAATGGTGACCAGTAATGTAAGTAGGCTCACCGTTATTCATAAACCACACACCATTCCTACGTCTCTCAAACTCCTTGCGTATAAACTCTGTATACCTTTCTTTAAACGGCTTTGGCATATCGTTCCACTCATCCATAGACCTAATCTTCATTAGATCTACAGGTGGTTCTATCCTGCGCCAGTATTGCTCTTCTTTTTTAAGATTATTAAAGAGTATATCTTTTTTTGCAGGGACAGCAGGTAACTGCACGTAAACATCAGATATATTAATGACCTCACCACCAGTACCCTGTGGGCATATGTTTACCACGGGCTCGTCAATACCTTCTATGTTTACTAATCCAGCCATTTATTTCTTTGCAAATTCTTCACTAAAGCCTGAGCTGTAATCAACCTCGTCTTTTATGTGACCTGTTTTCTTAAGCTCTTTTAGCATTTGCTCGAGCTTTTGATATTCTGTTATGAGCTCCTTAGCATCTATTGCCGATTGCTTTATACTTTGCAGCTCTGACCTACGTTGACTACCACTAAGCTCTTTGTCTACAGGCTTTTTAATTTCCTCTGTAATGTTTTCAATAGCTATAGACATAGCATGTAGAAGCTCTTCGCCAGCGTTTACACTGTCAAATTTTTTTCTACGTCCCATTAGAATCCAGTTGCGTAAATATGATCTATATGCGTGCGGTAAACTTCATTGCCGTCTATCTCCATTAGGTAGTCGGTATTTTTATGAATCATTACCTTATCACCTTTATTTAGTCCGAGTTGTTGTACAGCTGGCGAATCGTAAAGAACATAACCAAACATATTGTATTCTGGCTTTTTGAGTTCTGTAATAATGCCGCTTTCAGTAACTTCTTCATCTGGCTGTTCTTCTGGAGTTAGGAAGATCCATTCAGACAACAGATGTATCTCACCAGTATCTTGAGACTTATAAGCGTAAGCTTGTGTGCTTCTGCTGTTATAAGGGTCATATCTTACAAAGTAAATGTCGTCTTCTACGATCTGACCCTTACCGTTATTTGATATAACAACATGGTGGTGGAAGTAGATAGTGTCTCCGGGCTTTACAGCAGTATCGTATTTTTCTGGAACTGCATAGACCTCAGCAGACATCTTTCTGTTTTGGAACTCATTCCATTTTGGATCTAGGTATATTGACTTATCGCCAACCTTTAGTTCATCGTTAAAAGCTTTAGGCATTCTAACGAAGAAATCGTACAGTGATCTCATGTTAATTAAATTTAAGTAGTGTTATTTATCTAACACAAACTTACGAAAAATCACAGTCGTATTCTAAAAGCACTGGCATATCCAATACGGACTTCCAAAGCATAACACCGTCTTTAGGGTGTTTAATGTAAATAAGGTATTGTGTTTTTCCGTACTTGTGTAAGTACTTATCATCGAGTATAATGGTGTCTACAGTAGATTCACCAGCTCGCTGACCTATGTAATAAGCCATAGCTTTTAAGGGGTTTTCCCCTATAATAATTTTACGAATCATTTTATTTAATTTACGTCCCCGTTGTTATTCATACGGTTGATCCAATAGTTTATATTGCTTGGATCGCTTTCTTGTTCTATTTTGTAAGCGTCGGCGACGTACGATAATACGTCGTCTAGCTCATCCTCGTCTTCAACTGTTATAGAGGAGAGTAGGTTCATACCTACAGTAATCTCCTTTGCATCAGGTGTTGCACTTGGGTCGTCTAGGTCTAAAAACCCAACCGCTAAAGCCACTACTACTTCCTCCTCTAGTCCGTACTTAGCAATGGTCTCGTTAATAGCTACCATTAACTCCTGTACTTCTACGATGCAATCTTTGTGGCTTTCTTTCATTATGCTATCTTTAATACCTCTACTGCAGATCCTGCTTTAAGAACAATATTACCAGCTGATGATAAACTGGTAGCAGTGATGATATCTCCTACCGCTAGGTATTTACTGCAGTAAAAAGAAACCATTGATAGTCCTGTTGCTGATTTTGATCTCAAGGCTGTGGCTAAAGCTGTTCCGTTTACTAATACCACTGTTGTTACGTTTGTACCTGAAACAGCAATAGCGTCGTACTGAAAGCTTATATCAATACGGTACACACCAGCTTCACGTACGGTGATACTGGTTGTAGCAAATGTATACGGGTCTGTACTACCTACTTGGTAGGACCTGTCAGGATTTGAATTGTCTATAGGTGCAAAGCCCATTTGACTAGCGGGACCACCAGCTGTTAGTGATCTATCTAGTTCTTGTCTAGCGATTATTCTGCTGGGTACTATAGGGTCTGTGCTGAATGCATTAGAGGTGAGCTCACGCTTAACTACTTCATTACTGCCGTTAACAAGTAATGCTGTAAGCTCTGCGTTGTCTGTAGCAGGCGCAGCAGTAAAAGACTGCGTGCCGTTAATCTCTACCTCGGTAGTTGAGAGCTTAAGAGCTGTTGCATCTCCTGTGCCGTCTTCTACATTTTTCGTTGAGGAGGTTACGCCTCCTTCAACGTGAAGAAGGTTTCCGTATTTATCTTTTATCTTTTGACCAGCCAATGTGCTCATAACTGTATATTTAGTTAATTTTATACAAAGATACTAATTTAATAAAAGGCTTATGCCCAAGGGAAGAGTAGCGAAAACAAAGATGTTCAGAGATTTCTCCTATCTCAAGGAAAAATGGATGAAAGACAACTACCTAAAGAACTGGAGTATTGTCATGAGTGATATGCTTTCTAGGTATGACTTATCAGATAAAGAGATGCGGTTCATGATCTTCGTCTACGACTTGGAATTCTTCACTATGGACTGGATTGCCGGTCAGTACAAGTATGAGAAACGAAACATAGGACGCAGGCTTGTATACCCGCTTCTTAAAAAGGGGTACATTTATAAGCATTTTGACAAGCTTACTCCGTCTACGGTTAGAGAAGATCATTTGTTTAGAGAAGAGAATAAATATAATTACCGTGTAAGGTACGCACTCAGCCAAAATGGTAGACTAGTTGTATCTAGATTCTATCGCAAAATGGCTGGTGAGGAACCTATTAGTGTGAAGCAATAGTTTTAAAAGGCTTCTTTAGTGACGCTCCCTTATGTGGTACAAACTTACCTTTATGCTTCATAAGGTAGTATCGCCCTCCTTTGTCCATCCAGTGATACCCAGAGGGTGCGTCAACCATTACTTTTGCTGTTTTCTTTTTAGCTTTCACTACGTAATATTTTAAAGTCGTTAGCATCTAAAACACCGTTGCCGTTCTTATCAAGATTTACTTGACCACCCTTTAGGTATTCTTTAACCTTGCCGCCAGCGTAGTATTTCTTTTTCTTAGCTTTCTTTTTAATCTTGCGCTCTTGCTTTAGCATCTCTTTTGTAGGTTTCTTACCAGAGCCTTTTTTAGCACGGATGTTATCCCACAAACCACGTTCGCTGTAGCTACCATCTTTACGCTTGATCATTTTCTTTTTCTTCTTTGCCTTTGCCATGTTATCTTAGTTTTTGACGCATTCTATCTATTGCTGCTCTATTCATACGTACATAGTCAGCATCTTCTTGACCTCTTTTCTTTCTTACCTCACCTTCAGAGGTATCGTAAATATACTCTCCTGTTTGCTGGTTTAGCTTACGTGAGTATATCTCCGGTAGCACCCTGCGTAATGCAGGTAGTTTATTTAAATCCATATTAGGGAACGGCAGCTTTGGGGGTAGCTCTACCATAACTTCTGGGGTGACCATGTCTTTTTTATACTCTTCAAACATTGGATCAACAGCTTCACCATTGTAAATCTTACGTGGTTTAAACTCAGGTTCAGTTCGTTCTGACGCATAAGGATCCGTCTCGTTAATAAGAGACATGTCTATTATTCTACGAATTAAACCTTCAGAATCTACAAAAGAAGTATCTCTATCTACATTTGTTTTTACAGTTGCAGTATCTGAGCCTCTACGCTTCTTAGGCTTTACAGGTCCACCGTTATTATATTTTCTGTGCTTGCTTCTCATCTTGGCATTATGCTTCTACCTAATAGCATTGCACGTATCTGATCGTCTGTTAGTGTGCGTGCTTCTTTTTGTTTGTCTGCTAACTCCTCAAGCTCTCTAAAGTGTGGTCTATCTGCACCAGATACTTTATGGT